TATAAAAAACTGCCAAGCAGGCTGAGGCCGCCGCCAATAGTACTCCAGAAGTCTTGTTTTTTACCAGCTTCTTTACCATACGCTGCATCACCCATTTTATTGCCCATATTGTTATACATATCGGTTAGTGCATTGGCTGCGCCTTGACCACCCTGCATCAAGTTTTGCTGGCCTTGACCATATTGTGTATTTATGCCCAATACTTGTTGCAGCCAGTCATTCATGCCTTGCTGGCTGATGTTTGCTGCATTTTGTTGTTGTTGCTGTAAAAATGGAGTACTCCCCATGAGGCCACTTGCAGAAGCTGCATTTTGACCCGCATTTTGGGATTGTTGTTGCAGATAGGTGTTGTATGGGCTTTGTTGATATTGACCCATCAAGTTATTCATGAAGCCGCTAGGGTCTTTTTGCCCTTGTAGCCAGCTTTGGTAATCGCCAATAGCACCTTTACCAGCATCAAGGTATGGTTGCTGGGTTTCTTGGGCTTTGTTTGCGTATTGCTGGTACTGCTCCATAGCCTTATCATAGGGTTTGCCTGAGTCGCCAAACATGCCACCCAGGATTCCACCTAGTCCTCCTAACATGCCTTGTGGGTCAAAGCCGTAATCAGGATTATTCCATCCACCACCCATAGTATTAGGCATCGCCACATTCCTTGTGATTATATCAAGTTTACCCAAGCTCCGTTTTCATATCCCTGAAACTTGTTCGTACTTGTATTATAGATTAATTGTCCATTTATTACATTCTGTAAAGTGTTCCTTTGGGTTGTTGTAATCCTAGGAACAAAGACACCATTTTCTGATAAATATTCACGTAATGATTCAATAAATGTTGCCATAAAATCTGACCATATATTGCTAAGATACACGTTATCTTTAATGATAGGGTCATATGTTGGAAAATTATCAAAATCACGTGCCATTCATTACTCCGGTAATACTTCAAAGTCCCATGCGGCGCCTAACACCACAAACGGGATTTCATTAAAAAATTCAATCTTTGGGATGAACCCTTGGCCTCTTGGAGTAGTGCCTAGTTTGCGCCATACGGTTCTATGGGTTCTCTCGCCTATTCTGCCCATTGTGGCATGTAAATAATTACCATAGGTTTGGCCCCCATCTTTGGATATACTCAAAAACACTGTAGGTTGACCGCCGCTAGTTATGGCGTATTGGTCTAAAATAATGTCAATACTTGATTCGGTCGTAATAACTTCCTCATCTTCTGCAAGTAAATCTATATCAATAATCTCATCAACAGCTAAAGCACCTTGCAGCAAGTCCACTTGAAATCTATCAATACGCAAGCGGTTGTATCCGTCCGGTGACATCTGACGACCAATTCGCATACGTCTTATGGGTTCATTATCATTCGTTGGTACTTGGTCATCTACCACATAAAATTTAGCACTGTTGTAAGAGCCGTAATAGTTAACGCCGTCAAAATAAGCGTGTGTTTGCGCCGGATGCCTATCGCCATTCAATACTTCTTCTTCGTGCCATCTTATGGCCTCTTGCGTACTCATGGTGACATTTAATACAAATGTATGGTTTGCAAGTGTGAAATTAAGGCGATAAAAGATAATTCCGTTTTCTTTGATGAGGATTCCTCGAGCATCGGCAACGCCCGTATTTGGGTCTGCTGCATACTGTGCTAATTGATAATCCAACGCCCGGGTACTAGCAGGTATTGATTCCGTTCCTTTTACTTCTACGACCCCAGCAAGGCCGTCTTTGTCTTGCGCTAAGAAGAACATGCGGTCAAAGCCCACCATAATGCTACCAAGGGCTGGTGTGCCAACTTCCATCAGCAATGAGTTGTTGCGTCTGAAGGGCAGTGTCGTTCCAAGTCCTGCGTTTTCCCAAACTTCACAGAAGTTTTGAGAGAACAAAAATATTCTTCGATGGAGCGTTCTACAGCCAACAATAGTCCCCGGATGGGATGTAATACTGCCAAGCTGTAATTGACCGGAGACTAGGATTGTATTGGTTGGTGCGCCATTTGCCGTAATATCAATCGCAGTTCCTGCAATAGCATTGGCATAAGTGGTTGCAAGTTTAATTGTGCCCGGATTAAGTGTGGCGGCTCCTACCCTTATCGCATAATAAGTCGTACCTGCAACCAATGGGACGGGAATAACGCCTGTTGTTGATATCGTTATAGGTACACCTGTCGCAAAATTCTCATTACTTACACTCAAGGTCAATATTTCTGTTGTAGAATCTGCGGTGAGTGTTCCAGTGCCCGCACTCCAAACCATACCTTGGTTAATAAGTGATAGCTGGAATGTGTTTGTATCACCGTTTGCAACCAAGAAGAAGCCATCCAAATAGCATACGTCAATTGGCTTTGCTGGAAATCCTGTATCTGTTATTTCTTCGAAGGTTGATGCGTTAATATCCCAAATCCAACCCTGTACCCCGTCAACAAAAATTACCTGATAGGTATTAGCGTCAACACCCACATATCCAGTAGTTGTTGTAAGAGTTCCGATAAGGGTAGTAGATAGGTTGTCCGTTGACCCTGTTGTACGATATACAGAATCACCGTAAACCTGATATATAGCGTTGTTAAAAACAAACGAAGCTCTCGCTCCACTCGTTTCAGCCCCAAAATCAAGTTCTGCATCAACAAGGCCAGCCGTTGAAAGTAATACTTTAGGCCGTTTACCATTTGGATCTAAATACTCAAATAGGTTTACAGTGCGCTCGACATTAATCGTGCTAACGCGTTGGTTATCATAACTGCCAACTAAGTCATAATCTTTTCTCATGCTAGTACGCCAAAATGTTTTGCCAGTAGAACGGCTCTGCTCTACTTAATATTGCAGAAGGTCTTACTGTTACGTCAGTCGGGTTAGCATTTTTGATGATACTAAAATAATCTTGGTACTCTTGTTCTGCTGTTTCATTCCAGTTACCAGATGGGTAATAAGACAAGAATTTTCGAGCTAAACAGTACTTCATAAACCCGTAGTAAAATGGTGGTATCTCGCCAAGTTGTTGGTTTGCAATCAGCTTATCCAGCATGAGTTTAACTTGCAGCGTACAAGAATAGGTCTGGTCAGGAGCCGGGTACAAAGTAACAATACTTTCCAGCTCTTGATTATCTAAAAAGATAAATCCGGGGCGAGTCTGCAATGGTGTTAATCGTGTGACACCGTAATACTGTGCTTTATTAATGATTTTTAATGGATAAATAATGCTCTGGCTTGCGCTTGTAACCGTGTAATTTGCAAGACTTATATCAACTATGCGATTTGATGTTACATCAGCCGGAATCATGTCCGAAACACTATAGGATGCCTGACCGACTACCATTGGGAAAGTAAGAGGCTTTAAATAGGGTATATAGATACTATCCGATGCGAATTTATCAAGCAGTTCGTTGATTAACTCAAGGCCAGACGATAGCATGAATGAATCAGGTGTTTCACCAACTCCTAATTCACCTAGCATATACAGAGAGTTAATAATTAACTCATTGGTCGTCCTTAATACTTGAGTCATGGCAATTCCTTATGTTTAATAAGTTGCCCCCTGATTGGCGCTTGTATGCTATATAGGCACTCCAGAGGCGTAGGGGGCTTATAGTTACTTATTTCACAGGGAATGCTTCATCCAGACCTTTGCATAATTTACGAGCAGATGCCTTGGCTTTCTCGCCATCATTGCTCATGAATGCATCGAAGTGGCGCATTTCTTTAGGAGCGCCGGGTCTGTCACCCATGCGGCCTTTCATCTTGTTTTGTCCGGCTTGAACAAACGCATTGTTTGCTTGAACCATTTTGTTGTCTTTCATTTTGATTTCCCCTTGGGCTTGGGCTTAGATTCTTTAATCTTCGCCTCATTTTTAATCTCATCTTCTACTTTTAAGCGATATTCTTTTGCCTTTAACGGACTGTCAAACCAAACACCCGATGCTATCAAGCGTTCTGCCTCATCGTCTTCAACAACTCTAACGTCATCGATTGGGTGATATACACAACTAAGCATCGGGCAATTCCTTAAGACAGTACGCGAACGGCGTATTGTGCGTGCCATTTAAAGCCACACAACAAGTCAATACGCATGTAGTTCTGATAACCAAGAATGTCGCCAGTTTGAGTAACAGCAAGTGACAATCCAGTTTCAGGGTCAACCGCAACAGAAGCGTAAGGAACTTGCAACTTGTAAAGCGGAGGACAAACGATATCTAAGCCACGTGATGGGTAAGCCACGTTAACATTATGAGTCCCGACCATAGTTACAGCAGCAGCATGAGGAACAGCGTTGCTTACGTTACGATTAGGGTTAGAAGTATCAGAGATGATACTTGGGCTAAC